TGCGCAAGTCGAAGAATCATGAGTAAAAAGCGCTCACGGATGATCCGATGATCCTGATAGTGAGCCCCTGAGAACGCAGTAGCATGCGGGAACGTAAGTTCTGGGGTTGGTACACCGGTCGGACCCCGCCCTACAGCCTCGCGCATCAGAGGCATCGATTCAGGGCAAGTGCTACTGCTATGACCAAACGTTTGACGAGGCGGCCTAACGGTCGCCTTTGCTGTATCTAGAGATATGGGCCGACTTCAATCGCTTAAGCCACGGCTGCAGACATTGGGTAGTCGCCTCACTCTATCGGCAACGGCGCCGGCATCGAGGCAAGAGGCTGAGGCCCAGCGCCATCGAGACCGTGATGAAAGCCAGCCATGGCGCGCCTGGTACAAGACGGCGCGCTGGCAGAAGCTGAGGCTTCAGGTTCTCGTGCGTGATGCATACACCTGTTGCCAGACGAACAAGGTTTGCCTCGGCAAGCATCCCGATCCAAACAGTCCGGTGGTTGACCACAAGATCCCGCATCATGGTGATGAGCAGTTGTTCTGGGATATCGAGAACCTACAGACCGTGAGCAAAGCCTACCACGACAGCGAGAAGCAGAAGCAGGAGCGAGCGCAGGCTCGGTGGTAAGATGTCGAAGAATGCAGGCGAGATCATCATCGATGGTAACGAACTCCTTCACAGTCTGCGCATCGGTATCCGCATGCCTCGGCTTTTCGCACCAAGGATGACAGTGGCCACGTGGCTCTTCCGGTTAGCTGGCTGGGTCAGCGGTACGAACGTCGTGGTCGAGGTCGACGAAGACGCAACCGACGAGGCCGGCGCCTAGCCACAAGGGGGGGCGGGTCGAAAGTCTGGAACCCCCTCGCTGCCTAGACCCGCGCCCCTCTCATTTGGAGATTTTTTTCTCGTGCATCAGGAAATCGACCTCTTCGGCAACCCTGTTGTCGACGCCCGAAGAGGGGTCGGTCGACCGTCCCACAACGTGACGCCAAAAACACGCAACAGAGTCAAGATGTTAGTGGCTCTCGGTTGGGCTAACCCGCGCATCGCGAATGCTCTTGCGATCTCTTTGCCGACTTTGCGCAAGAATTATTTTCAGGAGCTGAAAGCGCGCGACGCGGCTCGTGACCAGATGGACGCAAGGCGACTTGAGCTGGCTTGGGAGCTTGCCGAGGGCGGCAATGTCGGAGCCTTCAAAGAATTCGGGCGGCTGCTGGAGCGCAACGATCGAATGGAAGTTGAGCGGGAACTAGGTTCCGCGCCCAAGAAGGATGAGAAGCCGTCTCCCTCGGAGCGGCTCGGTAAAAAGCAGCTCGACGAGATCCGCGCGCGGGATGCTGATGCGGACCTGATGGCAGAGCTGGAGCAGGAAGCTTCGCAGAATGCACGACACTGACGAGGATCTGCCCCGCTTCGCTTGCCCCGACTGGTGGGAAAAGCTGCTCGCAGGCCAGACACCGATGGCTGACGTGCCATACGACAAGATCAAGGCCGGAAAGGCGATCGCGTTCTTCAATCGCTTGCGCTTGCCGGATGTGCCTGGCAACCCACCCTTGGTCGAGGCGTGCGGCGACTGGTTTCGTGACATGCTGGCGGTTTTTCTCGCCAGCGAAGATCCGGAAACGCTGCTTCCGACCGTTTGGGAGATGCTTTGCATGGTCCCGAAGAAGAACTCGAAGACAACGTATGTCGCCGGTCTTGCTCTGACCGCCTTGTATATTATCGAGGCGCCCAATCGGCAGATGCTGCTGGTTGGTCCCAGCCAGAACATTTCCGAGCGATGCTTCGACCAGGCGCAAGGGATGATCCGCCTTGATCCTAAGCTTGAGACGATCTTCAAGGTTCAGGACCACACGAAGACGATCACGCGTTACAAGACGGGTACCTCTCTGGACGTGAAGACATTCGATACATCGATCGTGACCGGCGAAATTCCGATCATGACGATCATCGATGAGGTGCACGAGCTCGGCAAGAAGGCGAAGGCTGCAGCGGTGATGCAGCAGATCCGGGGCGGCGGCATTACGAAACAGCGCGGTCGGTTGCTGATGATCACCACGCAGTCGGACGAACCGCCCGCAGGCATTTGGCGCACTGAGCTGGATAAGGCCCGCAAGATCCGCGATGGAAAGGGTGGCCGATCGCCGATCATGTTGCCGGTTCTATACGAGTATCCAGTCGAAAAGCAGCTCGATCAGGAGTTCTGGCGCAACCCGAAAAACTGGGGGCTGATCCTCCCCAATATGGGGCGCTCAATCGATCCGCAGGCGCTGATCGATGACTATGAGAACAACGGCAAGGTCTCAAAGGAGGCCGAGCAGATCTGGGCCAGCCAGCATCTCAATATCGAGATCGGCGTCGGCCTGGGCGGCGACGGTTGGTCCGGCGCCATCCATTGGCAGAACTGCATAGATGCGAAACTGACGGGGTTGGATGCGCTTTTGAAGCGCTCAGAGGTCTGTACCATCGGTATTGACTGGGGCGGCGCAGACGACCTTGCCGGCCTTTATGTCATTGGCAGGGAAAAGCACACTAAGCGTTGGCTTGGGTGGGGCAAGGCTTGGGCCAGAAAGACAGTCTTCGAGCAGCGGAAAAGCATCGCGCCTCGTCTTCGTGGGTTCGAAGAGGCTGGCGACCTTGAAATTGCCGGTTCCGGTGAGGAGCAAGCCGAGGCTGCTGCGGAGATCTGCCTTCGCGTGTTCAAGAGCGGCTTGCTCCCCGAGCAGGGTGGGATTGGGCTGGACGCTGCTGGTGTCGCGCTGCTTCTCGATGCGCTTGAAGCTGTAGACCTGAAGCAACCGCTCATACAGGCCGTCGCACAGGGGTGGAAGTTGCAGACGGCGGTTTCATCGGTGCCTCTGAAGCTTGAAGATGGGCGCTTCTTGCATGGTGACCAGCCTATGATGGCCTGGTCTGTCGGAAACGCTAAGCAGACGTTGCGGGGCAGCAACTACGTTGTCACCAAGGAAGTCTCCGGCGCTGCCAAAATCGATCTGCTAATGGCGCTTTTCAACGCCGCGATGCTGATGTTCCAAAACCCTGAAGCTGCTGCGGCCTTCGATGCCGAGGCTTGGATAGCGAGCTACGCATGAATAATTGGCTTACCCGCCTTCTGGGCCGCGACGGTGTGAAGGATATCGAGCCATGGCGTGGCGGATCCGCCTCGACCGAGAATGGCGATAACTTCATCACCAACCAGGTCACGCTTGCCGACTACCGCGACAGCCGTATCAATCAGGCAAACGCGGCAGTTGGCCTTTCTGCCACATGGGCGTGCGTGCAGCTGATCGCCGGCACGATCGCATCCTTGCCGCTGATGATCTATCGAACCGAAAATGGCATTCGCAGCGTCGCCAAGGATCATCCGCTGTATTTTGTGCTGCACGACAGTCCGAATTTCGATCAGACGGCTGTCGACTTCTGGGAGGTGATGGCAGCAAGTGTCGAGCTGCACGGAAACGCCTACGCTCTGATCGAGCGCCGCTCCGGCGGCATTGTCACATCGCTCTACCCCATCCGACCGGACCGGATGACAGTTCGGCGCAAGGTGAGCGGTGATCTTGAATACTCCTGGTCGGACAATGGCCGTTCATACGTCAAAAAGGCTGCTGATGTCCTGCATATCAGAGGGCCTCTAGGAGATGGCATCTCCGGTTCGTCGACCCTCTCTGTGTGCAGGAACGTTTTTGGTGATGCAATGGCCTCCGAGGAGGCGGCGGGGTCTGTTTTTGCAAACGGCGTCAATCCAAGCGGCGTGCTGTCTACGAGGCCGGAGACGCAGCTCTCAAAACCGCAGCGTGAGGAGTTGGAGCGGCTTCTGCAAGAGCGATACATGGGATCGATCCGCAACGGCAGGCCCATGCTTCTCGATAACGGGCTGTCTTGGGAGCAGATCTCGATCGACCCGCAAGATGCTCAGATGCTCGAAAGCCGCAAGTTTAGCGGCGAGCAGATCTGCCGGATCTTTGGCGTTCCGCCTGCGATGGTCGGTTTTGGAGACAAGGCATCGAACTGGGGCACCGGAAAAGAGGCGGACGTCCTCGGTTTCCAGAAATTCACCCTTCGAAAGCGCCTCAAGCGCATTGAGCAGTCCGTGCTCAAGCAACTGGTCTCTCTTTCCGAGCAAAGGTCGCAGGGCATTGTGATCGAGTTCAATTTTGAGGGCCTTCTGCGAGGCGATACGGCCAGCCGGTACGAAGCCTACGAAAAAGCTATCCGAATGGGTATTGCCACTCGAAACGAGTGCCGAGCGCTCGAAAATCTCCCGCCGATTGCCGGCGGGGACGTCGTGACGGTGCAGATGCAAGACATCCCCCTCGCAAATGCCATCAACGGAGATGGAAATGGACAAGAAAACAGCTCCAGTTCTTGAGATCAAGTCGCTCAAGGATACCGGCGAGTTTGAAGGGTACGGCTCGACCTTCGGCGGCGAGCCGGACGCGTACGGCGATATCATCGCGGACGGTGCTTATTCGGAAAGCCTGGCGCAGCACAAGGCGAAGGGCACAATGCCGAAGCTCTTCTGGCAGCACAATTCAGACGAGCCGATCGGAAAATGGCTGGAAGCGACCGAAGATTCCCACGGCCTGCTGTTGCGCGGCAAGCTGAATATGGATGTTCAGCGTGGCAGAGAGGCTCACGCGCTCCTGAAGGCCAAGGACATCGACGGGCTGTCTA